GGGGCTGTTTTTAAAGATTTATTAAAAGTACCTTAAAATGCCTTCAAAGACTATTAACATTACCAAGAGTAATGAGAATCAAAAGAGTATTAATAATGCTAAGGAGGTAGATGAAGATAAGAAACAACCCCTTTTCGTGACAACCGAAAGGAAGAGAACAGTTCATTGGGGTTAAGAAGTTATACTTAGGTAGTACTTTTGATACAAACAATGAAGTTCGCAATCGCTCTAGCTGCCCTGCTAGGAGTAGGCACAGCTCCAGCCCTTGCTGGTACTTACGTCAACGTTGAGTCCAATGCGTCATACGTTGGGAATGATTATAGATCTAGAACTACAGACATTCATTTAGGATTTGAAGGAGGTGGTCCACTTGCTACTTATTACATCCAAGGCGGCCCTGCTTTAGTTAATGGCGATGCCGTTGAAGGATCTACTGAGTTCTCTGGTAAAACAGGGATAAATATAGCTGCTACTGAAAGACTTGATGTCTATGGTGAAGTATCCCTACTAACTGCTGAGGATACTGATAACAGCTACGGAACTAAAATAGGAGGAAAGTTTAAGTTCTAACTTCAATGACAATAACAACTGAATACGGTAAACAAAACATCTTCGCAAACGAACCAGCTATTGAAGTTATGGACAATCACAACCACGAAGGAGATCCAATGCACATTGCAGAGGAGCTCAATGGACGCTTAGCAATGATGGGATTCGTCGCTGCTTTAGGTGCCTATTTAACAACTGGTCAACTTATACCAAACATTTGGTAGAATAGATCTAACTAAGTGTTAGTCTTCTCTTCCGTTCATCCTTTCTGGACGCATGACACCTAATCATGGAACGGGGATTAGGTTTTAGGAGACTGACTATGAGTCCAGTTGAACTACAAGCTCGTATTAAAGAACGAGTCGAGGCTAAGAAACAAGTTAAACTCACATATAGAGGTTTAACTTACATAGTCAAACGCTAAGATCAGGGGAGCCGAAAGGCTCCTCTTCTTATTTGGAGCAATGCAAGATTTAGTTACCTTCGATACTGAGTATCTGGTTGATACTTATTCCTATGCTAGAGAAATGTATAAGAGTGCTATAGGAGATAGAGATAAGGATTATTGGGAGGGCTTCTTAGATGGGCTAGATACGATCTATAAGGGACAGAATCCAGATCAATCTTCATCAGGTCGCTGACCCTCATATAGAGAGACGTGTTCACCCTTAGCGTTGAGGAAGAAGCAACTAGTGTGCTTAATCTTCCCATAGTCTTCCTCTAATAGGTCTATAAAGGCACCTACTAAGGCTTGGCACGTACCTGCTTCTAAGACTGCTTTGTGTAGATCTGTCTGAGCTTCAGCAATCGAGGCTATCCTCTCTTGATCGTTCATCTCCCATATAAGCTCATGCTCTTCGTTCGCTTCATCTTCTAAGAAGTCGATAGCGTTGCAAGATCTTTTCTCTAATACCTTCAAACGAGCCATTAGTAGAGGGATATACTGCTGTGCCAGTTGTTTTACTGGAGCATAGAATTTATCTTTGGCGGTAGGTTTAGTCATACTTAATGACACAAAGCTTCTCTTACTCTATTATCCATCTAATAATACCTGCAGCGTGTCCAAATTACCCGCAGCGTGTCCACTTCCAAGCCCGCCCGCCCGCTAAATCATGATAGTATAAATGTACTACTCATGGTGTGACAGTTAGAGAATTGGCATAGGTATTATTACTTAGACCTTATTGCTAATGAGAATCATTCTCAATAACTAAATGATATTTAACGCCACAATTTTATTAATAATATTATTACTTTGTTTTATTATTATTAGTTTATATATTATATTTAATGACCCTAATTTTATTGGAATAAATATATTTGATTACTTTAAAAGATAATAAAAAAGCCCCCCAATTTGGGAGGCTATTTGTTATTAATTCTGTAATGAATAGCAGAAGTAAAGGGCTATAAAGGGAAGAAAGAATAATAATATATCTTTCAACTTTCATCCTCTAAGTTGTATCGATCGCTATTAATAAGCGAATCAATGTAACTAAATACAGGATCATAACCGTTGTTCTCAAAGACTTTGAGAGCTTTGCTTAATAAGCAATACTCTCTATATCCTAAGAGGTTGGACAACTCGTTGGCTGTAACTTTACCGCATAAAGCAGAACCAAAGCGATCACTACTATAACCAATTAGATCAAGAAAAACTAAGAAGGGACTAGCACCCTCGAAGTTTGTTGACCAGTCTTGAAGCTCTGCAATTGAATCAAACTCTGGGTAGAGTTTCCAATCATAAAAAAGAGAAACAACCTTATCGGCTGCCTCTTTGGTTGCTTTAGTTAGTTTCATTGATAAGAATTGAAAGGGAAGAAAGAAGATTCATTCATGATCATTTAGATAATGAGCTTTTAACTCATCATTTTGATAATCAATAATTGCCCTTCTTTTATAATCTTCGAGTTGCTCTTGATTCCATTTCTTTTTAATTCCTAATGCATCTATTGATTTTAATAGATGTATTAATTCTGTAGCTCTAGACATAACAATTAAACCATGACTAAGAAGGGCTGGACTGGCTTTTCACTTAGTTCACCCCTGGCGAATTGCTCAAGGGCTACTTCGTAATAGTGCCACTCTTCAAGCTCTTTATAATAAGCTTGCTCTATTGAATAATGGTATTTATCAATAGGATCATTCAAATTGTATTTAGTCATAGCTCAATTTCCTCATTAACAAAAGGATAAAAAGCATCATACAGAGAATCTGCAATTATAGATTCATCTGTTTCAATGCAGTTCATCTCTTGGTAGAGAGTGATTGCCAAAGAGTCTCTAATCTCTTGTAATTGAGATTTAAAGAGAGTTTTTAATAACCAATTCATAATTAAATTAGTAGGTTTGAAAGGGAACAACAAGGGAAATCATGATAGTATGATACCCTCAGTAAATGCCCAGCATCTAGTGATACCAGGCACTTAGAGAGAGGATCAGTTTACTTTATAAAAGATTTGGAAGTTGTAGCAGTGGCAAAGATAGAAGGGAACTTAGGCAGTTTTGCAAAGTTCATTCTTACTAAGACTCCTGCATCTCTTACATCTCTAACAGCTAGCGCAAACTCTCTGTTATGGACCTTTAAGCCGGCCTTAACGTGATTGAGTATCTGTTGATTAGTTAATAGATCTTCTTTATCTTTCTTCTGTTCTAAGACAGATTCAAGATAAATAATTCTATCGGCTAATCTTTGACGCTCTTCCCACAGTTCAGACAATCTCCACACTTTATTAGTAGCGGGATTAATAGCTTTGAAAGGGCTTTTCATTAGATTAAATTTTCAAGGTACGTTGAAGAGCTAAGAGCCCTTCATTAAGCCCGATTAAAGGCTTAAAGAAAGGTACTAATCAGATAAGCCGTCAATCTCAAATATTCTTTCTTGAAGATCATTTGAAATTAATTCCTCATCTGTTAACCAATCAACTAGATGGTGAGGCCAATCACAATAAATTGATTGATTCATCAATTCATCTTCATTCATTGATTGAATGAGTTGAACAGCTAGCTGGCGGCTCTTGTTATTCATTTGTAAAGGTTCTGAAAGGGTAAGGCTTTTTAGACCTGATTCATTCTCTCGAACTCTCTTGATATCACTAGGTTTGTAACGGAATATAACACATAAGAATAACTTATCAATGATAACCCTTGGTACTACAAGGCTGTGTCCTAGCTCGCATGAATAAAAAAAAAATAAATATATTAAGCAGCCCTTCAAACCCTTAAGAGAATTTCAAGACATCTTCTTATTGAGAATGAGAATCATTAGCAATATATAGATTTTTTAAAGGGTTGGAGGGGGTAAAAGCGTGTCCCACTACGTTAACTGGTACTCAAAAATTCGCAGTAAAAATATTTCAGATCCTTCTAGACCTATTTCTACCTTCAGAGACTATAGAAAGGTTACTAAGGGAGTTATTTGTAGGGTCATGATCCTTATGATGAACGTCACCATTAGGTTTTTTACCGCCATTCTGCTTCATTTTAAGAGCTAAGGCTTGGTTTCTACCTGCTCTTCTCTTTTTCTGCCGTTCAGAGGAGTGGTAGGAGTCATATTCGTTTCTGTAGTTTCTCTTATAAACCATAAGACTCTTAATAATACTATAAGGAAGTTAAAGGTACTGTTTATACCCTTTAAAACCCCTTTAAAAACCTTATAAGGTTATTATAACTATTAATAGTAGAAAGTAGTACCTTTTAAAAAATTTTAACCTTAAAAAAGTTACGTTCCTTTAAAAGGGTTCTAACCAATTACTACCACCAACACCAGCGTTAGCGGCTTTTTGGAGGTCTTCAAGGGTTTTAGCGTATCCGAGGACTCCAACATTTAAGCCACCTTCACCTTGAATAAATTGACGTTCTAGTTCCCACTGCTCAGCTTCTCTAATTTTTATTGCTTTTTGTTCAGTGAGGGCCATATTTTCAGTAAAGTACTGAACAGCCATAGCTAAAGCGTCTAATCTATCGTCGTGTCTTATCGAGTTCTTCTCTTTGGAAATTCTGGTCATTTGCCAAAAGAGTTGATACTGCGATCTAGTTTCGCTTGGGTAGCACTCAGTGGAAGCGATGTCTTTAGCGATTATGTCGGTATCTACCATGAGCCTGTGTTGGTTCATGACTGGTTCAAGGGTATCAATAATTCTAAGTTCCTTTTGTTTTGTATGTCGGACCTCTTCGATACTGCATGGATAGATCGTTCCGAGGTAACGCTTAAGAAGCTCACTAAACATACCGAGTCCGAGGTTACTCTCTACAAGTATCTGCTTGACCTTGTATTCTTTCGCCAGGAGAGTCAATTTTTTAAGGTTGGTCTCACTGTAACCACCTCTAAGTCCACCAGAAGCGAGGAGGAAAAGGTTTCCGTTGAGGTAGGCGACTACAGCGTACCCAAGTTCATCACTTCCCTTTCCAGAGGGATCGATAGCAAGAGTAACCCCTGTGTACTCAACAAATTCAGACCCGATCTGTCCAGGTTTGTAAAAGAGATCACCGTGAAGCCCTACTGACGGTAGATCAAGAGCTTTATCACCATTAGCACTCCAAATAACCTTATCTGGACCTTGTTCTCTGTTTAAACGGAACACACAGAGGTCTTGAAGTTTAAGAGGGAATCGTTCTTCATCTGAGAGGCTTATATCAAGAAGAAACTGAAGGTTAAAAGTAGACCGTCCTATAGATTCTCGTCTAGCTTCTAACTCTTCCCAATTAAACCTTTCAGAATCAGTGGGGTGTCCCGCTAGTGTTTTATCACCATCTAAATCAGCCGTAATTTTAGGAGCTAAACGGTTTCCGTAATAATCTTTACGTTTCTTAGCTGTAGGGTAAAGAGCTGGCCAAATACGAGGGGAGTAGCCAGCTAGTTCCAGCTTTGCGTAAATACTGTCTTGGGTGTGAGGAGTACCGAGGAAAACAATTTCTCCTCCAGGTTTTATAACTGAGTCGAACTCTTTAATAGATTCTCGGAGTTTGTCTCTTATAAGTTGCGTCTCGCAGCTCTGAGGGGTCTCTACATCGTCTGCAACGATCAGATCTGCCCTTGACCCAGTGATCTGCCCAAAGATACCACTAGAGCGTACTGAGGGGCTCTGATCGGGCTTAGAGCCATATACATCAAAAGCTACCTTAGCAAACCTCTGAGTGTCGCTAGGGAACAAATCCTGAACCATGAACCAGTTTCTAAGGAGGTCATGGCAGAAGACACTAAAAGCGTCTGCACGGTCTTGTGCGGCTGAGATGACCAATACTTTTGTATCAGGTTCTTTTCTTAGCCTCCAAAGAACGTAACCAGCCGTTAAAAAGCTTTTACCACAACCCCGATAGGCCATAATGATTCTCCTGTTAGGACCGTTCTGCAAATAGTCTGCAAGTTGATACTGAACAGGAGTTGGTCTAGGGAGTCTTAAGAAGTGCCAAAGATGGGTAGCAAAAACAGGGAAGCTATTGATCGCCTCCGTAATAATCTGTTGTTGCTTAGCACTTTTAGGCACTTATATAAGATTTAACTTTGGACATATCGATCTCAGGTAGATTAGAGATCATTTCACCAATAGCAGAAACATCCCCATTCTTATCTAGGGTGATTCCTTGGTCTTTAAGGAACTTAATAGCGTTAGCTAAGTCAGAAGCTTTAACATCTTCTCTATGAAGCTGATCTACTAGCTTCTCAGCTACTAACCGATGGAGAGATTGTAACTCGTCCTCAGTTGCCATTCCTACGGATTTTCTTCTAGCCATAATTCTTTTTAGGTGCTTTTGTTATTCCCCTATCGGCTTTAAGAGGAGGGAGGGTGTGATGACCTGGTCTTGGTCCTTGACCTTTACCATGAGGTAATTCCCAAGTTTTAGCTGGACCTGGTTTAGTTTTAGCCATTGTTTGTAGTTACCTTCTTGTTAGGAAATAGGTTCTTCTTAATTAACTCTACGGCAGCATCGTCTATAGTGTTATCAGTAGACTCAACAAGCTTTGAAAGCAGGTCTACAATCAGTTGCTTAACTGAATCAGATTTTAAGA